CCCAGTACACCACACTAGCCCTGTCATTTCTGAAAACGGTAGGCGATACAACGAATTCCACGCATACGTGGGATACTAATTAACGACCTTGTCCACGCCATGCGCGCCCTCTCGCGCGCGTCGAAAAATAACTGGTTTCAAAATAACAGGCGAAAAAAAACCCACATGGAAAACCATGTGGGCTTGGTCACAACATTATTTGTTGTATGTCGTCCAGAATGCTTTTACAGCAAGGGCAAACTTTGCGCTGTTTGCTGTTGTATCACCCTTGGTCTGTTTCACCTTGACTGATTTCTCTTGAGCTTCGAATGTCTTGGACATCGATTCAACAAAATCTAATGTGGTGCGTGTTGTGGTGTTGCCGTTTCGCTTGGCAAGTATTTTCTTGCAAGCCCTTTTCAGATCACCTAATCGGTTAGAACAGTAATCTGCGACATCCTCTCTAATACCCTTTACGATGCCATGCAAGGCAGGGTTTGTATTTTTGAGCTTGCCAAATTCCTGACTGGAAAAGGCAAAGGCATAAGCCACACCGATTTCAACCTTTTCAACCTTTGCATTTTTGATCTGCTCGGGTGTTGCAAGTATGTAATGGTCATTCACAATGGCATAGACCTTGGCAGGGTTTTTCTCACTTTTCCGTTGACGATAACCCTCATAAAGCATTTCCCTTGCTTCGCTTGAGATGTCCTCTGGAAAACCTGAGATGTGTGCCAAGGCATATTCTGCCTGACTGTCTAGGCTATCACCTGTGCCTGCCTGTTGATAACCCAGATCTTTCAATGATGTAATGGTAGACATTTGTCTCTCCTAAAAAGTTAATGAAATATCGCTTAGGTGTTTTCTAAACGATGGTTTATATTGACAGATGTGGGATCTTAAGTAAAGTTTCACTGGGGAATGGGACACTATTTAAGGGTGTTGTGAGCCACGCACGCACTCCCGCGCGCGACAGAAAATAACTGGTTTCAAAAAAGCAGGCGAAAAAAACCCCGCAGACCTTGCGGCCTACGGGGTTGGTATCAATGCGAAGTGGGAATCGAATCACAAATCTTGTCTAACTGTTTTAAGACAGATTGCATTGCTTGATTTAATCCTATGATAGCGGTTACACGCTTATCAGGCCGATCCCCATTGTCTAGGATTTTATTCATTGCTTCACCTATTACAGTCATTACTTCATGTTCTAGGTTTTCAATTGTGTCTTTAGTTGGGTTTTTAATCGGGTACATAATTGTTCCTAAAGTTAAAACCCCGCAGACCTTGCGATCTGCGGGGTTGGCTAGCTAATTACTTAGCTTCGGAGTGTTTCCACTTCACCATAAAGGCGACTTTGGCTTCATTCCAACGTTTCTCGTCAGCCGTAGCGTCATTACGACTTCTAGCTGATATCAGCCTAGTTGGAGCGGTTTCTTTAAACCAATCTTCGACAAACTCATCGAAGTTCTTGTTGGCGGTACGCTTGCGTTCTTGTCCCTCATTGAGAATCTTAGTGGCGGCTCTTTTCAAGTCGCCCAGTCGATTCGAGCAATAAGTAGAACACTTTTCTCTAATCTCTTTAATAAGAGAGTGGAGGGCTGGGTTGGTGTTGGCCAACTTACCAAATTCTTGTGCTGAGTAAGAGTAAGCGTACGCTACACCAATCTCTACTTTCTCCACGTTATCGGCCTTCATATGCTCAGGCGTGGCTCGAATGTAATGATCATTGATAACCGCGTAAATTACCGCGGGCTTCAACAAATTGAACTTCATACGATATCCATCGTATAAAGCGTCTTTGGCTTCAGTTGGGACTTCTTTAGGAAAGTCTTTAACGTTGCCCAAAACGTAGCGGGCTACGTCTTCGAGAGTCTGAGCGGCTCCCGCTTGTTGGAAGGCTGAATCCTTCAAAGAAGTGAAGGCGGGTTGCGTGGCGGATTCCACGGCTTTTGCGGCTGATTTTGCCATGTTCAAATCTCCATAAGAATGAACGGTTTGAGAAATACTGAGGGCTGAATTGCTGACTCAGTAAATACACCTTACGCTAGTGGAGGGTCTAAAGTAAACTTTCACGGGGGAGTGGGTCACTATCTAGCGATCTTGTGACTCGCACGCACTCATACGCGCGACGGAAAATAACTGGTATCAAAGGGAGCCGTAGCTCCCCCTGATTAGCGCTTGAGTCTGCTGAACTCAAAGCCGTCGAGCTTCGCGCAGAACGTTGCGCGTTGTACCTGCAAGCGATCGCGTCTCCGCTGTTCCGCTTCGTATGTTAGTGGGCTAAATGGACGGCGGTCCTTGACCGCCTCCACTAACGCTTGGCGGACATGCATCCGCCAGATGTTAGATTGCCCGACTGTCATAGATAACCTACAACCTTGCGGCTGATGTAGTACGGCTTCTTGAATGACAAGAAGAAGTAACCCATGCGAATCTCATTACCGACTCGCACATGCATCGTATAGAACATGCTCTCTCCTTAAGAAAGGGGCCGAAGCCCCGTTGGTTAAAAGTTCTTTGCAAAGAACTCAGCGATTGTGTAACCGCCTCGGTTGTAATAAGCAGGGCGACTAAACACACCTGCTTCGCCTGTCTCCATGCAACGAATGTAGACTTCGTTATGTGGCAGATCAGTTAGGATGAAACCATCAAGCTCCATCTTGTATCTTGGGTAGATGGCAGACCCTGGGTTATCTTCATCTACGTTGCCAATACCTAAGAACTCGCAGGGGATATTGTCCTGCTTGCACTCTTCCAATGTCATTGCGACATCCCAATGCAAATCTATTGCATACATACTGTCTCTCCTTTGTTAATGAACAAGACCGCATCCCTGCGGTTTCGGCTACTAAAGCCTCATCAGTTGTTCTTGAACGATGGGTCTAACGACACAACCCAACGCATACACAGGACACCGCCGACTACTATTGCAACTGTGTCCCATCCGATGTAGTCGGCACCTGTTATGTTGTACTTGATACAGTAGAACCGTGCCATCATGGTCATCCCAATGATGAACCACACCAATGCGTCAATGACGCGAAGTAGATACTTATCCATGTTGCTCTCCTTAAGAGAGGGGCCGAAGCCCCTCGTGTTACCGCTTGTAGCGAACTGCTACTGTCTGACCAAAGATGTTGGTCACCTTTGCAAACACATCCTTGTTAGGATATGCATACATCCACTGCTTGGCACTGCTAAGTGTCCAAGCCCGATGAGTCTTAACCAACTCACCCCAACGTACATTTACTGTGTACATGTCAGTCTCCTTTCAAGAGAATCTGCAACCACAACCGTGTTGCATTGGGTACAGTATGTGTGGGAGGGGGGCATAAGTAAAGTTTGGCTGGGGACACCCCCCATCCCCCCACCCCCCAAGCCTGTCAATGGGTCCCCCCGCATACCCCATACCCCCTAACACGCACAAATAACCCCACATTTTTCCAAATCTCAACGCGAATTACACATGCCGGGTACTCCGAAACACACCCCACCCCCTGTCCAAATTACACACGACCGGCAATCTTTGGACTTCTTGGACACCCCCCGTCATGGGACCCAAACCTCCCCCTTGCACAAAGATATATTTATGTGTTACATTTGCCACAACTGCCGAAGGAGCCTTCGCTGACATGGATCAAATAGTGCCAAATATTGAGGAAAACATTCCTCTGCCACAGAACGCTAAAGAGGCGTTCCCAGAGCTGTCGCCTGCCGAAGAACTGCAGATGCGAGCCAATGTCATCAAGTTAATGTCAGACTTGACTGGTCAAGAACTCTCCCCAACCAAAGAAAACGCTGCACAAGCTACAGAACTAGCTCGTCAGATGGCCTCTGACCCCGCCCACAGACCCGAGTTTGCCAACTACCCCAACGAAACATTAGCCTTCCTTGCAGGAATGGTCGCTCAGATGAACGTCTCTATCGTAGATGAGCTGTCTGATTTAAAAATGTATGTAGTAAATAAGCTTGTTGCCGAGGTAGAGAACGCCCGCGACCCTAAAGTAAGGGTTGCCGCACTATCTAAACTAGGTGAGGTAGACGGCGTAGATGCATTTAAGAAACGCTCAGAGGTTACACATAAGATTTTATCTGCCGAAGAGGTAGAAAAAGAGCTGCTAGAAACCTTACAAAGCCTCGAAGGTAAGGTCATTGACGTAGAAGCCCGCGAAGTTATAAAAAACGATGCAAAAACTGACGCCTGAAGCTATCTTCAAGCTACGACAAGCCTTGCCAGCTATGCCTGACAAGCAGAAAAGACGCACGCTCGAACTTTTAAAACAATACGAAGCCCAGATGACACAGACTTTGGGTAAAGAGAGCTTTCTTGACTTCATCCAGCACGTCTACCCAGGATATAAAGTGGGACCCCACCACCTTAAACTTATTCAAATCTTTGAAGATATTGCTGCTGGCAAGAAAAAACGCGTCATTGTTAATATTGCTCCACGACACGGTAAGTCTGAGCTCATATCCTATCTTGCACCAGCGTGGTTCTTGGGTAAGTACCCACAGAAAAAGATTATTATGGGCTCTCACACGGCGGATCTGGCTGTTAACTTTGGCCGTCGTGTGCGTAACCTCGTTGGATCGGAAGCTTATAAGGGCATATTTCCACAAGTAGAGCTCCAATCGGACTCTAAATCTGCATCAAGATGGGGGACAAACTTCAATGGAGAATATTTTGCTATTGGTGTTGGCGGTGCTTTGGCTGGTCGTGGTGCAGACTTGTTTATTATCGATGATCCCCACTCAGAACAAGAAGCCAAGACCGGACGACCTGATGTTTTCCTACCTGCTTGGGAATGGTTCCAGTCTGGCCCTCTCCAGCGTCTTATGCCGGGAGGCGCTATTATTATTGTGATGACTCGTTGGTCCAAATTGGACTTGACAGGCATGATTGTTCAGCAAACTGAACGTAATGAAGACGTAGATTCGTGGGAAGTTGTTGAGTTTCCTGCAATTAAGGACGATGGCGAAGCACTTTGGCCAGAATTCTGGGATGTTGAGGAGTTGTTAGCTAAGAAAGCTGCTCTAGACATCCGGTATTGGAACGCTCAGTACATGCAGAAGCCCACTTCTGAGGAAGGCGCGTTAATTAAGAGGGAATGGTGGCAAATTTGGGACAAAGAAACCCCTCCCGATTGCGAGTTCACTATTATGTCTCTTGATGCGGCTCAGGAAGCTACCAATAGGGCTGACTATAACGCTTTGACGACGTGGGGTGTGTTTTTTAACGAGGAAACACAGAACTTTTGCATCATTTTGCTCAACGCCATCAAGAAAAGGATGGAGTACCCAGAGCTTAAGAAGATGGTGCTAGAAGAATACAAGGAGTGGCAGCCTGATGCGTTCATGGTGGAGAAGAAATCCAACGGATCGGCGCTGTATCAAGAGTTTAGGCGCATGGGCGTGCCTGTAGGGGAGTTTACTCCGGGCAAAGGACAAGACAAAATAGCGCGTGTGAATGCGGTGTCTGACTTATTTGCGTCTGGCATTGTGTTTGCGCCTGATCGTAGGTGGGCTAAGGAAGTAATAGAAGAGTGCAACGACTTCCCTGCTGGCACTAACGACGACTTGGTGGACTCCACAACGCTTGCGCTGTTAAGATTCCGTCAGGGTGGGTTTTTACGACTTCCGTCAGACGAGCCGGAAGATAATTTTTTACGTCAATACCGCAAAAAAGCTGCGTATTATTAAGGATACATCATGGCGACAAATATGGATAAGGCTTTGTATGGAGCCCCTCAGGGCATAGACCAACTGGGGGTTGAAGAAGAGCCGATCGAGATCGAGATTGAGGACCCTGAGTCAGTACGCATAGATATGGGGGATACCGAGATCGAGATTGAGAAAACAGAAGACGACGATGAGTTTAGTAAGAACTTAGCTGAGGATATCCCTGAAGATGTTCTTTCCTCACTTGCTAGTGAGTTGATCGGTGATTTTGAGTCTGATGTATCTGCCCGCAAAGACTGGATACAAACCTACGTTGATGGCCTTGAGTTGCTAGGCTTGAAGATGGAGGAGAGAACAGAGCCTTGGCCAGGAGCCTGCGGCGTGTATCACCCCTTACTGACTGAAGCTGTTGTGAAGTTTCAGGCTGAGACCATGATGGAGACGTTCCCTGCGGCGGGACCTGTCAAGACTAAGATCATCGGCAAAGAAACCCCTGAGAAGAAAGACGCAGCAGAGCGAGTTCAAGAAGATATGAACTATCAGCTGACTGACGTGATGAAAGAGTACCGTCCTGAACACGAGCGCATGCTCTGGGGCTTGGGCCTTGCTGGTAACGCGTTCAAGAAAGTGTATTTCGATCCTGCTCTTGATCGTCAGGTGTCTATCTATGCGCCAGCAGAAGATGTGCTTGTGCCATACGGTGCATCGAGTCTTGCAGATGCGGAGCGTATTACTCATGTGATGCGTAAAAACAAGAATGACTTGAAGCGTCTGCAGCATGAGGGCTTCTATCGTGACATTGATCTGGGAGAGCCTACTCAGACGATGGACGAAGTAGAGAAACGCATTGCGGAGAAGATGGGCTTTCGAGCAACGCAGGATGACCGATTCAAACTACTGGAGATGCAGGTCGATCTAGACCTCAAAGGTTATGAGCACGAAGATGATGGCAAAAAGACAGGTATCGCGCTCCCTTACATTGTTACGATTGAGAAGGGCACAACAAACGTCCTTGCAATCAGGCGCAACTGGGAGCCGGATGACGAACTCTGCCAAAAGCGCACGCACTTCGTCCATTACGGTTACATTCCCGGTTTTGGTTTTTACAATTTTGGCCTTGTTCACCTCATTGGTGCTTTTGCTAAATCTGGTACTTCTATTCTTCGTCAGTTGGTTGATGCTGGAACTTTGGCAAACCTCCCCGGTGGATTTAAAACCAGAGGACTCCGCTCCAAAGGTGACGATACCCCTATCTCCCCAGGCGAGTGGCGCGACATGGACGTGCCAAGCGGCAATATGCGTGACAACATCATGCCTCTGCCATACAAGGAGCCTTCACAGGTCTTAGCGGCGCTGCTCAATCAGATTATTGATGAAGGTCGCAAATTTGCTGGCGCTGTTGAGTTGCAGACGTCGGACATGTCAGCACAGGCTCCCGTAGGCACGACACTAGCCATCCTTGAGCGTCAGCTCAAAACGATGAGCGCTGTTCAGTCACGCATCCACTACTCGATGAAACAAGAGTTCAAGCTCTTAAAAAATATCATCCGTGACTACACTCCGCCAACGTACAGCTACGAGCCAGAAGAAGGCGGTCGTCGTGCCAAGCAGTCTGACTATGACATGGTCGACATCATCCCAGTGAGCGACCCCAACGCTGCGACGATGGCGCAGAAAGTTGTTCAGTATCAGGCGGCCCTCCAGTTGGCGCAGACTGCACCGCAGTTGTATGACTTACCACTCTTGCATCGCCAGATGTTAGAGGTGCTTGGCATCAAGAACTACCAGAAGCTTGTGCCCATCAGTGATGATATGAAACCTCGTGACCCTGTCACAGAGAACCAGAACTTGCTGATGAACAAGCCTGTCAAGGCGTTTATTTACCAAGACCATAAAGCACACATCGCTGTTCACATGGCTATGGCTCAAGATCCTAAGATTCAACAGATGTTGGCTCAAAGTCCTCAGATGGCGCAGCAGCTTATGGCTGCGGGCTCAGCACACATTGCCGAGCACTTGGGTATGGAGATGCGTAAGCAGATCGAGCAGACGATGGGCCAGACCTTGCCGCCATACAACGAGGATGCGGATGAAATCCAGATGTCTCCAGAGATGGAGGTTCAGGTGTCTCAGATGGCTGCGCAGGCTGCACAACAAATCCTGCAGCAACATCAGCAAGAAGCCCAGCAGCAGAAGAACCAGCAGATGGCACAAGACCCGCTCATCCAGTTGCAGCAGCAAGAGCTTCAGATTAAGGCGCAAGAGCAGCAGCGCAAGGCAGCTAAAGATCAGGCTGACGTCATGCTTAAGCAAGCACAACTCCAGATTGAGCGCGAGCGTATCAATGCACAGCAGGAGACTGAAGGCGTAAAGATTGCGATGAAGGCGCAAGCTGATAAACAGCAACGTGATCACGTACACGAGCAGGCTGGCTTCTCAACAGGCATGGACATGCAGAAGCATCAAATGATGTTGGCTAACCAGAGAGAAATTGCTCAATTACAAGCCGAAGTAAGAGCTAAACAACAGCAGAGACCAAAGAAAGGTGACTGATGTATCAAACTAGACAAGCGCTGGATCTTTTGGTCCAGCAAATTGATCAGAAGATCAAACAAATTGAGGACAGCTTGGGAGCCAGATCTGCCAAGGATTACTCTGACTACTGCGAGCAATGTGGGGTTATTACAGGTCTACTCACAGCACGTAGAAACATTACAGACCTGACAAAAAACTTGGAGAACTCGGATGAGTGAAACACCTACGTTGGATTTGAATCAAGCAGTCGACTTGTCGGCCTTGATGTACAAGAAAGCAGAGGAAAAAGCAAAGCAACTACCAAAACCATCTGGTTATCGCATTCTGTGCGCTATCCCAGAGGCGGAGGAAACAATTGAAGGCACTAGCCTGTTAAAACCAGCAGAGACTATGCGCAACGAAGAGACCCTCACAACGGTCTTGTTTGTTGTTGAGCTTGGTCCAGACTGTTACAAAGATACAACAAAGTTCCCAACGGGACCTTGGTGTAAACAAGGCGACTTTATCTTGGTCCGGCCTTACGCTGGCTCACGATTGGTCATCCACGGTAGAGAGTTCCGCATCATCAACGACGATACTGTAGAAGGTATTGTTGACGATCCACGCGGCATCAAACGCAAATAAGGAGCGCACATGCCTAAATTTAGCGATAGCTATAAATTTCCCGATGAGGAAGATAATACGGGTAAACCCGAAGATACGTTGGATATCTCGATAGAAGACGATGATGTTGATATTAAAGTCGACGTTAAAGACGATACCCCCTCTGAAGATAGGTTCGTAGAGCCTCTTCCGAACAGTATTAAAGAGGATTTGGAGAAAGCCGATGACTCTGAAGATTACTCCCATAACGTAAAGCTTAAATTTAAGCAATACAAGAAGGCTTGGCACGACGAGCGTAGGGAGAAAGAGGCTGCACTGCGTGAGCAACAAGAGGCTTTAGCCGTTGCACAGCGTATTCTTGACGAGAACCGTAAGCTTAAAAACGTCCTGCAATCAGGCGAAAAAGAGCTTATTTCTACATATCAGTCTAGTGCTGAAATGGAAGTCGATAAAGCCAGCCGTAACTATAAAGAAGCCTACGACTCGGGTGATTCCGATAAGTTACTTGAAGCCCAGCAGGAGATGATCCGTGCTCAGCTTAAGCTCGATAAAGCAAAAAATTTCAGACCTACTGTACAAAATGAAGAAAATGATGTACAAATCACACCACAGAGGACTCAAAACCCTCAGATGGACCCGAAAGTTGCGTCATGGGTGTCAAAAAACCCGTGGTTCGTTGATCAAAATAAACGATCTATGCGCAGATATGCTGAAGGTGTCCACGAGGACTTAGAGGCTAGATATGGTCGAGGCTTCATTGGTACAGATGAGTACTATGCAGCGATAGATAAAGAAGTACAGCGCAGATTCCCAGAAGAATTTGGCGGCTCTAACAACGAAGAGGAAGAAAAGCCTCAACGTACAAAACCAAGCACGGTGGTCGCACCTGCGAAGCGGAGCACCGCTCCTAAAAAAGTGGTTCTTTCTAAGACGCAGGTGGGCTTGGCAAAGAAACTTGGACTATCCAACGAGCAATATGCTCGTGAACTTATGAAATTGGAGGCCTAAAATGGCTGAAAGCAGATTACAACGCGAGATTACAAATAGAACTTCTTTAGAGCGCCCCAAGCAGTGGCAGCAGGCGGAACTTCTACCGGAACCTGATAAGGCCCCGGGCTTTGCGTACAGATGGATTAGAGTTTCTACTTTGAATGCAGCTGATCCTCGTAACCTCTCCGCCAAATTGCGCGAAGGTTGGGAGGTAGTAAGTGTTGAAGAGCAACCTAAATTTAAACTGCTAATCGATCCTAATAGCCGTTTTAAAGACAGCATTGAGATCGGTGGGTTGTTGCTTTGCAAGACTCCTTCTGAGTTTGTGGCCCAGCGTACGAAACACTTCGCTGATATGACCCGAGCACAGGAAGAGGCTGTAGACAACAATTTAATGCGTCAAAGCGATGCGCGGATGCCAATCTTCAATGAGCGGAAATCCTCAAGTAGCTTTGGCAAAGGTACTTAAATTTAAATAGGAGTCTTTTATGGCTTATCCCGTCGTTGCGGCCCCCTACGGCCTAAAGCCGATCAATCTGATCGGTGGTCAAGTGTTTGCGGGTTCTACTCGTGAATATGCGATCCCTTACGGATATGCGACTGATATTTTCTACGGCGACATCGTTGGATTGTCACGTGGTAATGTTGGACGTTTGTCTGTTTCTACTGGCACTCTCGGCTCTGTTACAGGCGTCTTCTTGGGTTGCTCTTACACCAACCCCACTACTAAGCAACGTCAATTTGCTCAGTACTGGCCCGGTGGCACTACTGCTGGTGATGCTGTTGCGATCATCTGTGATGATCCTGATACCGTCTTCAAGGCAGTTATTTGCTCTTCTGGTACTACTGTTGCTTCTGGTGCTCGTGCAATGATTGGTCAAAACTTGGCCATGATCAACAACACTGGCAACATTAACACCGGTGACTCCGCAAACGCGTTGTTAGCTCCTAACGATACGCCTGCTACCACTGATGCACTGCCAATCCGCGTTTTGGGCTTAGTGCCTGACACCGTTGTGTCCTTGGGTACTGCTACCTATTCCAGCATTTCCACAGCTACTGTTACTTGCTCAGCTCTGCCTTTCGCATTGCCAGTTGGTACAGACGTGGGTTCGTTGGCCGCTAATGGTCAGTACATTCCCTCTGGCTCCTTTGTAGATACAGCTGCCGCTGCTGGTGCAACTTCGTTCGTTCTGAACCAAGCCCCCGTTACTGCGTTTGCTGCAAGCTCCACATTGGTGTTCAACCAATTCCCAGAACTCCTGGTTAAGTTGAACTTCGGTCAGCACGAGTATTACGCAGCTACTGCGACAGCCTAATAAGGAGCTAAATCATGGCTATTTCACGCGCACAACTACTTAAAGAGTTGCTCCCAGGTCTGAACGCATTGTTCGGTTTAGAGTATGCTCGCTACGGCGAAGAGCACAAAGAGATCTACGAAACAGAGACCTCTGAGCGTTCATTCGAAGAAGAGACCAAGCTTTCTGGCTTCTCTGCCGCACCTGTTAAGAACGAGGGCTCAGCCATCGCTTATGACAATGCACAAGAAGCATGGACTGCTCGATACAACCACGAAACCATTGCTTTGGGCTTCAGCTTGACTGAAGAAGCTATCGAAGATAACTTGTACGACAGCTTGTCTGCTCGCTACACCAAAGGTTTGGCTCGTGCTATGGCCTACACCAAGCAAGTTAAAGCTGCTGCTGTTTTGAATAACGGTTTCAGCGCTAGCTACGTTGGTGGTGATGGTGTTGCTCTGTTCTCCAGCGCACACCCCTTGGTCGCCGGTGGTACAAACAGCAACATCCCATCTACTCCTGCTGACTTGAACGAAACATCGTTGGAAAACGCTGTTATTCAGATCGCTGCTTGGACAGATGAGCGTGGTTTGCTGATTGCTGCTAAGCCTAAGAAATTGATCGTTCCTTCTGCATTGCAGTTCACAGCAACTCGTTTGCTCGAGACTGAACTCCGTGTTAGCACAGCTGACAACGATATCAACGCATTGAAGAACAACGGTTCGATTCCTGAAGGTTACACAATTAACCACTTCTTGACCGACACCAATGCTTGGTTCTTGACAACCGACGTGCCTAACGGCATGAAGCACTTCGTTCGTACCCCCTTGCAGAACAGCATGGACGGTGACTTCGATACAGGTAACGTCCGTTACAAGTCTCGTGAGCGTTACAGCTTCGGCTGGTCTGACCCTCTGGGCATGTACGGTTCTGCCGGTGCTTAATATTTCTTAGGAAATATTTGAAAGGGGGCCTTGCGCCCCCTTTTCTTTTGTTGTATATTGCTTTTAACCCGGGGTTATCCGGTGTGCTAGACAGTCCCGGCTGACGACATACAGACTAGCGCACTTCACTTGTATGTAAGGAAAAATCATGGCATCGACCACCTTCTCCGGCCCAGTAACGTCCACAAATGGCTTTATCGGCAATGTGACAGGCAACGTAACGGGCAACGTAACGGGCAACGTAACAGGCAATGTAACAGGCAATGTAACAGGCGCTACTGTTGCGGTAACAAGCACCGTAACTGCTGATAGCGATACAGCTCCAGTCGCTGGCGGCGCTTCTGCTTTCTTGGCTACTTCTACTGCTAGTCTTGGTATCTTTGTTGGTTCTGGCGCTCCTACAGTGTCAGCCGCTCAAGGTTCTTTGTACTTGCGTACTGACGGCTCTTCAACCAGCACTCGCTTGTACGTAAACTCTTCTGGCAGCACCACCTGGGTCGCAGTTACTACTGCCTCTTAATAGGAGCATCAAATCATGATGCAAACAGACGTAAAATCGCAGCATTTTACTGCTAGTGGTAGTGTTGCTGGACTTAATCGTAACCGTTTTAAAGCCATTTCCTATCGAGGAAATGCGCAAGACGGTTATGTTCGGCTACGTAATGGCGGCTCAAGTGGCGCTATTTTGTGCGAATTAGATGTTGGTACAAGTGATTCATTCACAATTTACGTGTTGCTACCCGGCGAAGGAATTATATTCCCCAACGGTATCTATGTAGATTTGTCCAACGTATCCGCATGCACGGTGTTTTATGGCTAAGAGTCCAGCATGGCAAAGGAAAGAGGGCAAGTCCGAGAAGGGCGGCTTGAACGCCAAAGGCCGAGCCTCTGCGAAAGCGCAAGGCATGAACTTGAAACCTCCCCAGCCAGAAGGCGGCTCCCGGCGAGACTCTTTCTGTGCGAGGATGA